GGCGAAGCTCGTCCAGACAGTTACGGTCAGGTTCGTGCTTTTCCTGACCTTATCCAGGAATCATCATTCGAATACATCAACAACATCAAGAAAGTTACAGAGTGGATGGACTTCGGAATAGGAAGCTATGACATTACATCAGTTAGGTATTCGGAATCTAACCTCGGGTCATTTGCTGGCGCTTCATATGCCATATATCAGCCTGGCCAGTCAATACCGCTGATTACTGAAGTTTTTTCATTCGATGACATTGACGGTCAGGAGCTGCCCGGACCTAATGAAAGTGGCGACTTTCCCGTCCAGACGGCAACAACTAACAATGTGACATCGGGAGAATTTTCTGGAGGGCAGGCAAGAGTAACAATCCCTAAGAATTCCGCATTTGACTATTTTTATGATCTGGCAAAGCCCCACTCGGTTTCATTTATTATAAATCTTACTTACAACACAGTTTCTGGGACAGTAACACGAAATGTTACTGTGTATGCCGATTTATATAACGCCACGACAACAACATCCGGTACGCCTGCATCTCAGTATTATAATTTTTTCTTCAACAACCTTGGAGGCTCTGATCTTGCTGGCGTTCCAGCGGATGCAACAGTCAACACAACCATATTTACGCTTAATGATAATCAGACGCTTACAGTAGGCCCTTCGTTTGCCCCCGTTCCTGCTGAACAAATTTGGGTTCACTTGAATGCCCAACTTGGAACCGGCGATTATGCAAGGACTACTGTCACCTGGTGGAAGATTGATGATAATAACAATCAAATACCAGGGACATACGAGTTCATGAACGTTGGCCTAAATAATGACGGTGAAAACTCTGATAACAAATATGGAACATTTAAATTTACACCTGCTGCGGGTTATGGACGCTACGCAGTTCAGTTGGTAAGGACAAACAACAGTAACGCAACATCAATTTTAAATGTTGAAGCCATCCAAATGGTCAGGCAGCGAACGAATGTCGTTTATCCTAATGACACTCTGGTGACTGTCACAGTTACCGCTACTGAGCGGGCGACAAGCCAGCGTGAGCGCAAATATAATGCACTTATTACACGTAAGACAATCTCATACAGTCAGGCAACTGGTGCTATTGACTACACGCTGAGGGCATCTAGAAACTTTGCTGATGCTGTTATGCATGCGTGGATTGTAATCGCCGGGCTGCCACTATCTCAAATAGATGCACAAACCTTATACCAGATATCATCCTCATTGGCCGATGAACGACTTGGATACTTTGACTATACGTTTGATGATGAAGATGTAAGTATTGGTGAAAGAATTCAGACCATTTGCGACGCTGCTCGCGTTGTCTGTTTTTGGGATGACGGTGTTCTTTCATTTGTCAGGGATGAGGAAAGGCCGTATCCGTCTACTGTATTCAATACACGTAACATGACCGCTGACCAGTACGCGATTACTTATGATATGACGCTGCCAGGAGGGTTTGATGGTGTTGAGATTCAGTACAGAGACCCATTAACCAATAAGCAGGGATTTGTGCGATATCGTGTTTCTGGAAATGATGTTGTACCAGGAAGAGGGAACAAGCAGAAGAAGATCTCCATGATGTTTGTTCGCAATCTTTACCAGGCAACTGACCGCGCAATTCTTGAATGTCGAAGACTTATTTATCAGCGACTGAGTATGAACATCACTGCCATGGCAGATGCTGAATGGCTTAATGTCGGCGAGATGATTCAGGTTGTTGATATGTTTGATTCAAACCAACAGTCAGGTGAGATTCGAGGGAGACAAGGTGATGTTTTTTACACATCAGAGACTATCAACTTCACAGGCAACATGTTTGTTGTTGTAACTGACCGGCTTGGCAATGTCACGGAACGTTACGCAGCATCACCAGTTGAGGGTAGCAGAAAAGCTTTTCGTGCATCGCTGCCACCAATAGACCTTGCTATTTGGGATGGCAAAAATGTACAGAGTCCATCAAGGTATGCAATAGCCACGGATGAAGAGTTGAACAAAACCTTGTGGGTGATATCCAGTAAAAACCCGGGGAACGGTGGCAAGAATACACTTTCAGTCAGCGAGTATAGTGATGAAATGTACAACTATACCAACCCGGCAAGCTAAGTAATGGTCATGATATACTGCACATTAAATTAAACACCAGAGAGAGCAGAAATGGCGACTACACCAACTACAAACCCGATTCCAAGTGAGTCACCGCGCGACCTTAAGTTTAACGCTGGGAAGATTGATGAGTTTGTGAACTCAGCAAATGAAAACTACACAGACAGGTTTGGCGCTCAGAGATTTACCATTGAAGGATTTCGGCATCTTGCAAGAGAAGCTATCGCTGCTTTTGGCTATGTGACAGTCGATAGCTTCGAAGATGGTGCAACCATTACTCTGCCAAACCAAGTGTTGCGTTATGAATCTACTGGTGAATATTATCGCTGGGATGGCTCGCTGCCTAAAACAGTAGCACCTGGTTCTACACCATCATCTTCTGGCGGAATTGGCTCGGGAGCATGGATTTCGGTTGGCGATGCATCCCTGCGTGCTTCCCTAAGGCAGTCTTCTGGTGCTGGGCTTGTGGGGTTTGGTGCAACTACAGTCTTTAATCATCTGGTAAAGGATATTCGCTATTACGGAGGTGTAGGTGATGGTGTGGCTGATGACACCGCAGCAGTACAGCTTGCAGCCAATACTGGGCACCTTATTTTTGGGCCAGGGACATATAAAGTAACAGCTCCAATTACTATAAGTGCTGGACAGGATTGTGTTGTTAAAGGTAATTCACGCTCTGACACTACCGTTCTTTATACAGGAACAGGGACCATGTTCTCCTGTACCTTTACGAACAGCATCCGATTCATTGAAGTTTCAAATATCAGGTTTCTTGCAAGCAGTCTCGCCACAGTGGAAGGGTTTTATTTCGCATGGCCAGAAGACTTTGAACACGGCTATGTACAACGCGGTAGCTTTGAAAATGTCAGCATGCGCGGTGTTGATGAATATGAGCAAGGATTTAACGTCTGTGTTCATATGCATCAGGGGGATAATATCAACTTCATCAACTGCGAATTTAAAGGCGCAGGTGGTGGTACAGGGGACCAGAGCCGCACTTATAACACGCGCTGCGGTATCGGCGTGCAAGTCACTGGTCGATACAGTCCGGTTGAGTATCGGTTTATTGGTTGTTATTTTGGCTCGTTCGATAGAGGCATAGATATTGGTGATACCGCCGAAGGTATTTATGTAAGTAACTGTATTTTCATTGGCACAGGGACTTGCATTAAGTGGGAGACTGGATTCTGGTCTCCTAATTGGCCAGGTACAGGCGGCCAATCTGCTGCTGGGCGACCTTTGCTTTCTGTGCATAACAGCCACCTGAGTTACTTCCAGTACGGTGTGTATACTAACGGAGTTGGTAGCATCCATGAATCTAATCTCCTGACATATCACAACTCAAATTCTGATGTGAACGGCATTGCGCTTGCTCATGGAAACTCTGCCGATATATTTATTAGAGATATAGAGAGTTGGGGATTTGCATCTAACGTATACACGGATGGTATTGTATTCTATACGTTTGTACGCTACTCCACTGTTAATAACTTCAAGAGTGTGGCCGCTGCTCCTAATGCATACCGTTATGCTGTAGAGGTACGTAACAACAGCACCAACAACAGCTTCCGTCAAATAACCAGAAGAGCAAACGATGGCAGCTCTTTCACCACTAATGTGCTTATCAATGATTTATCTGGTGGACTCAATGACATCGGCATGATTAAAGGTGGATTGTTTTATTCCACTGCTAATCAGTCAATCGCTTCTGGCACTGGAACCGCTGTTGGCTTTGGTGCCAGAAGCTATGACCCAGATACTATGTGGCCTGGATTTGGGGCGGTAATTACAATTCCGCCGGGTGTTAATAGAATTAAAGTTTCAGGTCAGGTGCTATTTGACTCAACAGCATCATCAACATACAGAGAAATAAGAATCGCCAGGAATGGCTCTCAAGGTATAGGATTGCCTGCACAAAGCACTCTTTCTGCCCCAAGTAAAGGTACTTATATGAATCTGTCTGGTTGCTCTATGGATGTTGTTGCTGGAGATCAAATAACACTTATTGCATCACAGGATTCAGGTAATAACTTGAACCTAATCTCAGGCCAATGCTGGCTTCAGGTTGAAATTGTGAATTAACGAAGTGGTGGCACAAGTTCCTGCCTGTGCTACCACTATTTTCATTTCAACGCTAAGAAC